ACGTTCTCAACGAAGTGGGCAATGGGCCGCTCTTGGTGGAGATCAACTCTCCCGGTGGTAATGTCTGGGATGGTCTGAGCATCTACAACCAGTTGCGCGGTCGTAAAGCTCCGGTGACCACTCGGGTCGTTGGCATTGCGGCTTCCATTGCTTCGATTATTGCTCTGGCTGGAGATAAAGTAGAGATGGCTGATGCCGCTCTAATGATGATCCACGATCCTTCTGGAATGGCTTCTGGCACTTCGGAAGATATGCGGAAGATGGCTGATGCTCTTGATCAACATGCTGAAGTGTTGGTTGGAGTGTATGCTAAGAAGACGGGACGCTCTCCCGAGTCGATCCGCGCTGCGATGAAGGCGGAGACTTGGTTTACAACCGCTGAAGCAATTCAGTTTGGTCTAGTGGACAAGCCGATCAAACAGCTTGCGATGGCTGCTAAGTGGCATGCGCGAGCCGTTACCAAGACCGCTCCTGAGACGGTCAAGAACAACCTCCGCAAAGGTCTGGAGCAATATGCTGAAGGTTTGGCTGGTGATGGTCTTGAGAAGCAGACCGTTCTTGAGGCTGAGTCTCTCGTTGCCGGTGAGATCCCCACCGAAGATAAGGTTGAGAAGGCTAACGCTTGGTGGGGTCGCAATGAACGCTTTCTTGAGGCTGAACCCAATAGTCCCGCTGATGTTGCAGCAAATCTCTGGGGAGGTGCTGCTGGACGCGATTGGTTCCGCGCTCTGTACGCTCAACTGGAGCGTGAAGAACTGGAGGAAGATGACGACTCCCCAGACGACAAGATTTCTGCCGATAGCAACAACGCTGTCAGCGAGAATGGCGTGACCAACACGCCGCAACCACACAACAACAACACCGACACAACCATGTCTGACACTACTCCTGTGGCGGCTGCGGCTCCTGCTGCTTCCGTCGATCTTGCTACCATTATGGCTAAGCTTTCCGCTCTGGAAGCTTCCATGAAGTCTCCCGCCGCCGCTCCCGCTCCTGAGCCGGTGCGTCCCGTTATTGAGAATCTCGGCAACCCGCTGCTGGAGAAGCATAAGAGCCTCCGCGCTGGTGCTGAGCGTAAGAGTTTCTTGATTCAGAACCACAGCGAGTTGCTGCGTCAGTCGCGCTTGATCGCTCCCCAGAACGCGAACACTTTCGCTGCCGGTCTGGTTGTCGATTATCTCGCTGACTCGGTTATCACTGTTGCGACTTCTAAGTTGGCTATGATTGCCAATTTCACGCGCAACGTTGGTCTGGATAACTTGCGTCCCCGTGCGACCGTTCAGGTCAAGAAGTTCACTGGCGGTGATGACGCTCAGGACAACCTGACCGACTTCGAGAACAACTCTAACAACGAGTCCACTCTGGCCGCTACCTCGGTGACTGTTAACCAGATCACCAAGACTTTTACCGTCACTCAGCAGGAACTGAATCAGGGTTTCCAGTTGGCTGATCTCGCTCAGGGTTCCGCTGAGATCTTCGCTCTTGCTATTAGCAAGAAGGTCACCGCTCAGATGACCGCTGCTCTGTTTGGTGCTGGCACTGTCATCGGTACTGCTGCCAACTTCGACACTAGCGACCTCCCTGCGATCTTGGCTCTGGCTAAGAACTACAGACAGAAGCTGTTGCTGTTGGATGGTAGTCATATGGCTCGCTTGATGTTCTCCGGTCAGTTGACTGCTGCCGCTGGAACCAATCCGTTCCCCGATTCGCGTTATGGTCCGCTGAACAACGGCTATTTCGGATTTGCGAACATCTTGGAGCAGAACGACTGGACTGGTGCTATTGCGAACACTGCTGGTTTCGTCTGCGGTCAGGACGCTATTGCGGTTGCGAGCGGTCTTCCGGTTGGAATGATCGCTGGCGAGTTCGTTGAGCAGCGCACTGTTGAACTGAGCAATGGTCTGTCTGTGTTGCTCTCTGTGTGGTATAGCCGCGCTTCCCGCGCTCATATGGCGTCTTACGACATCATGTTTGGTGCTGCTGCTGCGGACACTACGCAAGCTGAAGTTCTGATCACCGCTTAATCCTTAAGGATATGCGTCTCGCTACTACCATTGCGGTGGACAAGAACGGCAAATCTAAGCTCGTTGCTGGTCCCGATATTGATGCGTCTCTCCAACGCGACAATTTCAACACTGCGAATGTCCCAGAAGGAGGCAAGCTCGTACTGTGGGTACAGGGAGCCTTAGCACCGAAAGTCCGTAAAGGTTAACCGTTAAAATTGGGGAGGTCGCTGGAAAGTTCCGGTGACCTCCCCTCTAACTGAAAGACAAAATGGCCGTTCAAACCGATATTGCAACGCAGGATTCGATGGGTTTTCAGGGAGCAGTCCCTATTACCACAACCGCGCTCAATTCTGCTGGCTATACTGCAATCCAGTTTGCCGAGAGCGGAACTCTGACTAGCATTGCTGGTCTTGGATTTTCTGGCACTTGGACTGGTATCACGTTCCCTGCTGGATTCATTATCCGTGGACGTATCACTAGCTTCCAGTTGGCTTCCGGTAAGGCTGTTGCATATCTCGCCCGTGCTTAATGACATTAGACCTGTCATTAGATCTAGCCGCTGAAGGGGATTCAGCGATTGATCCGTACCCTCCCGCAGCGCGAAATATGCTGCAGGAGGACGACTTTCTCGTCTTACAGGAAGACGGGACTTCCAAACTGATTTTCTCACTGATTACCGACTAACACTTTTAGACCATGCCAGACTCAAAGATTACAGCTCTCGCCAGCACTGGAACCGGAACCGACCCCGCCAACGATCCGCTGGTCATCGTGGACGTTTCCGATACGTCAATGGCTGCAAGCGGCACGACCAAGAAGGTCACGCTGAACAACCTGCTGGCTTGTTCTCCCACCGCCACCCTCGCCTCCGCCACCATCACCGGCGATCTGACGGTGGATACGAACACGCTGAAGGTAGTCTCTTCAACAGACAGTGTTGGCGTTGGATTTACTCCGAGCGCGTGGGGTGGTGGTCGGAAAGCGATTCAGATTGGGAGTCCAGCTCAGGTTGCTTCGTCCGATCTGACTCTTGAGATTGGGTCAAATTGGTGGCACGACGGAACCAATTACAAGTACACCGTAAACAACCCTGCTTGTTTGTATTCCCCGAGCAACGGAAGCCACGTTTGGTACAACGCTCCGTCTGGTTTTGCTGCTGGAACCACCATTGGGTGGAATACGCTGATGACCCTGAACCCCACGGGGCTGGGCGTGGGGCGTAGTCCTTCTTACAAGCTGGATATCGCTGGTGTTGGCAACTTCGACCAGCTTCGAGTTTCTGCTGCGGCAGCAACCAATGTTGCTCTTGTTAATACTACGAGCGGACTGACATATACGGTCTATTCAGCAAACACCGCTTCCAACGGATTCAACGGTTTTGGAATCTTCGATGGGTCGAACTATGTCCTCAGAATCGACTCCTCCGGCAACACCACCCTCGCCTCCGCCACCATCACCGGCAACACCACCCTCGGTGACGCTCAGACCGACACCGCGACGATCAACGGCCAGCTCACCGCTCGGCAGGGTGAGTTCCCGTCCGCCGTCCGCGCCGCTGCCAGCGACTACGCTGCGGTCAACTTCGATGGGGCGACTGCAAGTACGCGGATTGCTTCTGCTTGTCAGGCAATTGGCACGGGTGCCTTCAGCTTGTGGAGCCGGTTCAGGGTGCATGCCAGTAATCCTGCGTCATCTATTGGGATTATTGGACTTTCAAGCACAAATAGCACGATGCTTGCGGCAAACGCAGTGCTTCTGAGTATTTCGTCTTCTGGAACCTTGAGTTTTCTTCGGTATGGGGCAACAACGTCTGACGTTCGGCAGGCTATTATTACTGGTTTTCTATCTGCTTATTCCGGTCAGGTTGTTGACATTGTAGTCACCCGCACTGGAACAACGCTGAAGATCTACATCAACGGCACTGACACGGCTTACACCGAGACTACTGGTGGAACTCCTCCAGCTTGGAGTGACACGATAGCTTCTGATTTTTGTAATGTTGGATGCTTCACGTCTGGTGCCACCACTATCTTCACCGGCCGCATCTACCGCTCCGTCGTCTTCAACCGCGCTCTGAGTGCTTCTGATGTCACCGAGCTTATCACCACCGGCGTGAATCCGGCGGATCAGTGGGGGACGCAGACGCAGATTTGGAACACGACCACGCTCAACGGTGGTTTTGAAACCGCTGGCGGTGGCGGTGCTGATGTGTTTGCAAACTGGGCGGAGTTTACAAGTGGAACAGGCGTTTTATCAAGGGATACAGTTGATTACAGTCCTGACCTTGGAAGCACTGCTTCTGCAAAAGCTGTTGGAACAGACGGCACCGCTGTTTGGTCGTTGTACAATACGCCCACTCTTGTAGCTAATAAACGCTATAGGCTATCGGCTGCACACAAACGAAGTGCAAATGCCAACGTTGTTTGGAAAACAGTAAGCACAAACCTAACTCTTATAACCTTCGCAGTAACCACCAGTTGGGGAAATTATTCCGGCGAGTTCGTGATACCTTCGAACGAGGCTGTGAAAATTGACGGCGGAGGAAACAATACGACGTGGATCGATAATGTTATCCTTGAGCGCATCGGCGCAATCGTAGACCTCGACTTCACCGTCGGCACCGGCTACCAAGCCACCGACCGCAGCACCAACAACCTGCACGGTACGCTCTTCAACGGTGTGGAGTTCACGCAGCCGAAGCGTGTTGCGGTTCTCTACGCGACGACAAGCGCGGCGACCAACCAGCAGGTGTTTGGAACGCTGGCTATTCCCACCAACGCGATCATTGAGGACATCATCGTGAACTCGACCGGTACTGCGACTGTGACTATTCGGGACGCAGTGGCAGGGAATGTCATCGTGAACGCAGCCTCCGTTGTTGCTGGCCGACAGAAGCTCACAATCGCGCAACCGTTCAGCAGCGGCGGACAGTTGTGGGTGCAAAGCAGCACCACCGCCACCCTGCAATTC